ATGAACTCCAGCACGGGGAGAAAAAACACGAAACGATATGAGGCACAGACCGAGGCTGACGCCAGAGCTGCGGCTGCGGATGATGGCCTCGTTGAGCCCATGACTGTGCAGGTGGAGCCGCAGATCCCGCCGACCGATCGGCAAATGGACTACGCGCTCGAACTCGAGGCCATGCTCCCAGACGGCGTATGCAAGGAGGACGTCAGCGCGATCATCAGCAGGATCACCGACGAGGACGAGGCTGCACCAGATCCCGGGCTTTCGTTGTATGCGCACGCCTGCGGGGTAAAGTTTTCACGCTTTGTCGGTGAAAAGGCTCTGCTTTCGTATATGGTCAGCCAGATGCACGGAGCCGCTCGGGGCGAGTTGTATGCTTATGCCGTTTACCGGCAGGAGAGTGGTGGAAGGTTCAGTGATCCGCGTAGTCTTTCGGTGTATGAGTTTCTGCACAGTTGCGGGGCTGAGATTGCTGAAGATCCTGCCCTGCTGAAGTCTCTGGAGGATCGTGATGTCTATGACTTCGCAGGCCCGAACAGAGGCACGAAGGTTTACAAAATGGCCGCCGCCAGATTGAAGCAGTGCGGGGCCCTATAAAACAGGAAAAGCCCGCCCGGGATCTCCGGGCGGGTTTTCTTGTACTGTGAAGTTGTGGATCAGTGTGCGAGTGCTGCGTTGACGGCCTGCTGGACGGCGTTGTAGTCGTAGCCGGCGGCCTCGAGGCGCTTCTTGCGGTCTGCGCCGTTGCCCCACTTGCCGGCGATGACCTCCTTGGCGATCTCGGCGTTGGTTTTCTTGGGGGCTGCGGTTCTCGGGATCTTGATCTTCTGGCCGACTCTGATGATGTTCGGGTTGGTGATCCCGTTGTACGCTGCGAGCTTCTGGTAGGTCGTCCCGTACTTGGCTGCGATCTTGCTCAGGGTGTCGCCGGCGACGACCGTGTAGGTCACTTCGCTGGTGGTACCGCCGCTCGGCGTCTGGCTGCCCGTGTTGGTGTTCCCGGGCTCTGCGTCGTAGGCCGGGCGGCCATAGCCGACGATGTAGCTGTCCCTCAGGTAGTAGGAGCGGCGGGCCACTTGGTCGGAGGTGTTGCCCTCGATGGTGTAGACCTTGCTGCCGTCCACCTTCTCGACGAGGCCGGTGTGGCTGACGTTGCTCTTGGAGTGCGCGGTGCTGAAAAAGATCTGGTCGCCGGGCTTGGGATCCTTGGCGTGATAGCGGCCCTGCTTCTCGTAGTACATGAGGGAGTAGGTGCAGCCGGCGCCCGCGGATCTCTCGGGCTGGCAGAGCAGGCGCAGCGCGTCCGCATATCCGAAGGCGGTCAGCATACACCAGTCTACAAACATATCGCACCATGCGAAGCCGTTTTTCTTGCCGTTGTACCACTTCGGGTACTTCTCGTCGAAGTCTCTGGCGTACTTGGTATAGTTGGCGCTGCCTGCGTTGGCGGTCGGGTTGTCGAGCTGGCTGTTGCTCTTTTTCTCGTGGTAGCCGATCTCTGCCGCAGCGATGGCGAGAACGGCCGATGCGTAGCATTTGCTCATAGTTTTACCTCCTTAGCTGTAAAAAGAAAAAGGGCGGGCCGGAGCCCGCCCCTCTCCGTCATTCGATAGTCAGGCCCTCGGTGTTGAGCTGCTTGACTGCTGCCTCGATCGCGTTGATGACGCTCTCCTCGTCGACCTTGAAGCCCTTCTGCTTCAGGAAGTCGATGACGTACTGCTTCTTCTCCTCGCCGCGGCCGGCGCCCTTGTAGAGCTGCTCAGCAGCAGCGACGCCGATCTTTACCCACGCGGTCAGCTCCTTGCGCTGTGCCTCGGTGGTCTGACTCTTGAGCCACGGGATCAGGAAAACGCTCACGCCGGCGCCGATCAGGGCGATGGCTGCGTTGACGATAGGGGTGATGTCGATGGTGTTCATCCTTTTGCCTCCTCATTGTTGAGAGTGTCCCCGGACGGATCCGGGAGCGGGTTGCCGTCGGCGTCGAGCCCGTGGCGGTTTCGGCTGATTTTCTCGCCGAGGCTCTTGCCGGCGTATGTGATTAGATAGCCGACGCAGGCGGTGAAGATGGTGCCGGTCAGCTCACCGACCGGGTCGCGCCCGAAGGCAGAGAGCAGCAGAGAGCTGGCTGCGCTGAGCGTTGCCACGCTGGCCGCCCAGTATGCGAGCTTTTTGCTCGCCTCGATTTTCTTTTTACGCTTGCGCCGGCGCTTCTTTGCGGCCATGCTGCTCACCTCCTTAGTCGATGATCGCGTGGATCCCCTGACTGGTGAGGAAGTCCTTCTGCGCGTGTTTGATTTTGGCAGCGTAGTCGAGGGCCGCGTGCATATCCCCGTTACAATGCGCGTCAGGGATGCGCTGCACGGCCCGGGCCGTCGCCTCGCCGAGGGCGATGGCTGCCGACGTGCCCTGAATGGTGATGATCTGGAGATCTTCACGGGCACGCTCTCGGGCCGCTGCCTCTTGCTGATGTTTGGCCTCCTCGGCCTCCTTTTGCTTCTCGCGCTTCTGGATCCTGTGCTCGAGCATCCAGAAGCAGAAGCCGGTCACGGCCGTCGGGATCCCCAGCAGGACGACGAGCGCGCCGATGTTGATTTCGATCATTGTGTCACCTCATAAAAGCCGGAGGGCCGCAGGACGCGGCCCTCCTTGTTGTTGGGCTTATTCCTCGACGTCGTCGAAGTAGCCCATGTCGACGAGATACTTGTGCACGCGGGCCTTCAGCTTCGCGGGGACGTCGTCCTCGGTGATGCGGCCCATGATGATCTCGCCTGCATACAGACGTACCAGCATTTCACGCTCCTCCTTTCCTGCGGTTTTGAGTAACAGCCACGCGAGGGCCCGGGCGATCATTCGGTCGCCCCTTCCTCCGCGGTGCCGGCGTTTGCGGCTGCCTTGAGGGCAGCGATGGCGTCCTCGACCTGCTTACGCAGCTTCTTCGGGACGTCGTTGATGGTCATGGTGGAGCCTTCGCGTGTCAGCTCCTTGACGTACAGCTCGACGATCTTGCTCATGCTGTTACCTCCCCTCCGTCGCCGTAGACCACGTCGGCCAGCTCCATGATGCAGCCCTTCAGCAGCTCGATGGTGTCAGCCTGCTCGGCGATGGTTTTGTCCTTCTTGGCCTCTGCGGCCTGTTTCTCGTTCAGCTCTTTGATGCTGTCAGCTCTGTGCTTAATCATGCAAAGTTACCTCCGATCGACTGGATGTAGCAGGTCTCCGTAGCAGAGCCGCGGAGCAGCTTGGCCTTGACCTTGACGCCCCACGCTGCGGCCGTCTTGGTCTTGTTTGTGAAGTAGTGCTTCTGGCCGGTTCTGACCTTCTGCGTGATGTCCTCCCACGTCGGGCTCGCGTCGTTTCCGTTGTTGCAGATCCAGACCTGAAGCGTGCAGCCGGCCGGGAAATTGCCCTGAATGTTGACGAGGGCCTTGGTCGGCATGGCGTCGGCCTCCATAGCGAGGGTCTGCTCGAACTCGACGGACGTGACGGCCTTGGTGAAGGTCAGCGTGCGGGAGACGCTGGCGTCCTTGGCGTCGGTCGCCACGATCTTCAGGGTGTGGCTGCCGTTCACGACCTTCAGCCACGCCTCGGAGCCGATCGTCAACGTGTTGGTCTGGCCGAGGGTCACGGTGTAGCTGCGCAGCGTCACGCCGTCCAGCATCTCCACGACGTCGACCTGATGACCGTCGGCGTCGGTGACGGTGTACTCGTAGGACGGGGCCGCGGTGCTGAAGCTGCCGAGGGTGCCGTCCGTGCCGCTGATGACGGGCGGCCGGTTATTGGTGACGGTGCGGGTGGCGCTGGTGGTGTACGCGCTCTCCGCGCCGGCTGCGTCGTATGCCTTGACGCGGTACTGCACGCTCGTCCATCCGTAGGTGATGGTGTCGGTGTAGGTGCGCGCGGAGCCCTTGTAGACCTGCGCCCATGTGCCACTCCCGACCTTGCGCTCCAGAACGTAGCCGGACAGGTTTCCGTCGGGGTCGGTGGAGGCCGCCCACGAGATGCTCAGGTTCTCGCCGCCGAGCACCTCGCTCGGGACAGTGATGGACGACGGCGCTGTGGGCGCCTGATTGTAGATCACTGTATAGCATCCATCCGAGTCGACGGAGTCGGAGATCAGGAGATCAGAGGACAGATTACAAGCGGGGCGCAGGCCGCCGTAGCCGCTGCAGGCGCCGTACCCGCCCAGAGTGCCAACGGCGTAGACGCCGCGGGCGAGGTTGGCCGAGCCGGCATAGGCGTCCCGCAGCCAGTAGTACCACGCGGCACCAGAGCCCGGGTTGCTGGAATAGTTGGAATTGGCGACGCAGGAGGCCGTCACGGTGGCGATGCGGCTGTTGTTGTCGCTGAAGATCGCCAGCTTGCTGCCGCAGACGTGGTCGCCGCTCAGGCCGACCTCCGTGCAGGACAGGGGGAAGATCTTGTCCGTGCAGGTCTCCGTCCCGCCGCCGTCTGTGGAGCTCTTGCCGACCGTGATGGTGGTGTTCAGCAGAGCTGCCCGCTCGTTGGCGGTGAAGGCGTTCAGAAAACCGGCGATGCCGCTGTATGCGTTGTAGCCGTTCCAGACGTGGGAGGAGTCCGGCGTCTGGTCTGCGGAGTGCTGCGCGGTGTACCACTGGCCGGCAGCCGCGGGGCTGTTGAGCCACTGGCGCAGGTTCGAGTAGATGTAGCGGTTGTTGCCGTAGCTGCGGCGGTCGCTGTTGCCGTTGCTCGGCTCTGTCGCGTCGAAGCACAGCATCTTGATGATCTGGTTGGTCACGAGCGTGACGCTGTTGGAGGGGTAGCCTGCGTGGTTCTTATCGGCCACGATCCAGATGATCGGGCTGCCGTACAGGCTGCCGAACTTGACCTTCGACTTGTTTGCGAGGTTGCTCAGTTTTTGGGCCATGAGTTGTGTCTCCTTTCAGTGATGGTTTGAGCTCCGGGAAATAGCTGAAGAAATAGGCGTCCATGTTCTGCCGCAGGTGGTAGGTGTTGCCGTGTGAGATGTGGCCCGTCCAGCTCGCGTAGGATTGCACGACGCTGTCGAGGGTGATCTTGCCGGAGTCCACCAGAGCGCGGAACTTGCGGATCTTGCGCTTCATGTTGTCGATGCTCTTGGCCCGCACTTTCCTCACGACCTTGCCGGTCTGCGTGAGGTATGTGTGGAAGCCGAGGAAGTCGATGCCGTTCTTCAGCGGGAGGATCTGCGTCTTGCCGTTCAGCCGAAGGCCGAGCGGCTTGATGTACGCCTCGATCTCCTTGAGTATCTGCCGGAGCAGCAGCTTGTCGCTGTGGATGATGTAGAAGTCGTCCATATACCTGCCATATACGAGGCCGCGGTCATCCCGCAGCCAGTGGTCGAAGGCGTCCAGATAGAGCAGCGCGAGCAGTTGGCTCGACTGGTTGCCGATCGGGATGCCGGGGTCTGGCGTGCTGTCGATTATGAGCCACAGCAGCCACTCGGCGAAGTCAATCAGCTCGGGATCCTTCAGCCACTTCAGGGCCCGGCGGGCCGTTTCGTAACAGTAGGAATGGAGCAGGGTGTAAAAGAACTTTGAAAAATCGCCCTTCAGTACCCAGCCGTCGGCGTAGTCCCACTCGTTCATCGGCCGGGGCGGCAGGCCGGCAGCTTTGCGGGCTGCTTCGTCTGCTGCCTTTCGGCTGAAGAAATAGTGGCGCATGGCCGCGGTCAGACGGTCGAGGCCGTCGTGGGTGCCTTTGCCGATCTGGCCGGCGTAGTTGTCTCGGATGAAGCGCCGGGAGAACGCCGGCTCGAGGACGTTGTCGCAGAGCGAGTGCTGGACGACTTTGCCCTCGAAGTCGATGGCGAGGACGAGCCGCTCCTTGGGCTCGTACACCTTGAAGGGGTAGTAGGGCCCGAAGGAATAGTCGCGCCGCTGGAGCCTCTCAGAGAGGGCGACGGTGCGCTCGATGGCCTCCATGCGGTAGCGCATGGCGGTCGGGTTGTCGCGCTTTCCGCAGCGGGTTTTGCGGTATGCTTTGTAGAGCGCGATGGTGCTGTTTACGATATTCTCCATTGAAAAGTCTCCCCGCCGTGTATAGCTCCGGCCACGCTTTGCGTGCGCCGCCGGGGGCATCGGCGGTCTTGTGTTTACCCATGACCGGGCCGGTCAGACGGCCGCGGCTGCGGGAGGGATATGCCTTCCTTGGATGATGGGGCACAGTGTTCGCCTCCCGTTTCCGGGCGGTTAATAAGTCGGGCGATCCATCGAAGCGGGGCGCAGGCCGTTGTTGCCGTTGTAGGCGTTGTTCCTGTTCAGAGTGCCATCGGTGTTGACGTTGCGGGCGTTGTTGGCCGAGCCGGCACGAAAAAACAAGGCATACCCCGAGGGCCGCCTTACTGGTGACGCTTCTGTGCGTCCAGCTTGGCGGCCCTCTCTTTATCGGTTTTGTACCATTTGGCGGTCTGGTTCTTTACGCCGGCCGCCATCTTCGCCCAGTATGCAAAGGCGTCATCGCTGAAGCCGCTGAGGATCTCATGCGCGAGCTCGATGTGGTGGATCAGCTTTCGGCAGTTGCGAAGCGCCGACCGCTGCGCGCGATACCTGAGCTCACGCTCCTCGGGATCTGTCAGGAGCAGATCGTTGGCCTCCATCAGATCGGCGACGAGGTCGCTGGCCTCGTTCATCATCCTCTGCGCCAGACCGAGCCGCTCCTTCTTTGGGAAAACGGCCGGGTTTCTGGTCTTGATGTAGGTGTGTTTCTCGAGCTCCTTGGCGTCCGTGATGACCTGCATCTCGGGCAGTTTGTCACGGCCGAAGGGCGGGCGGCCTACATTGGCCCGCTCGTATGGCCGCGAGTGTCCGTTGCTTGCCGTAGTATCTCACCTCCTCGCCTTTGATTGTGACGCGGGCGCTGCTGCCGTCGTAGGTCTTGCCCTGAATGACGATGACGCCGTCCTCCCGCTTGCAGCAGGAGCAGGGCAGGGCCAGCTCGACGAACAGGTGCGCGATGATGCAGGAGGCTTCGGCCGGTGGGATTGGGGTGTAGTTGTAGCAGTTTCCCATCAGCACTCGAGCCTCCGCTGCCCTGTGTTCCAGATGCCGGATCTCACGGTCAGCCCCTCCAGATCGTCGAATGTGATCTGGAAGGGGTTGCTCGTGATGTCCGTGCAAACGAAGTCCCACAGGGCGTCGACCTTCACCTTCAGAGCGTTGTCAGCCGCGTCGACATACTCCTTCGTCGTGATGTCCTTCGGGTCGTCGACTGCTCCGTAGTGTTTCATAGGCCGGCCTCCTTACAGTGCGATGCTTGTGATGTTGATCTTGGGCTTGTTGCGCAGGGCTTCGTAGTTTGAGGCGCTGCCGCCGCCCGTCTCCTTCATGGAGGCGGTCATGGAGGCAGGCGTCTCGGTCATCTTCGCCCCGAAGGTCTCCGCGCTGCCAGAGAACGAGGCATTGAAGTCGACGCTCACTTAGATGACGCCGTCCTTCAGGATCCGGCTGAGCGGGGCGGTCATAATGTTGCTCGCAAACGCGCGCCCGTCCTCCGTCCTGCCGCGGATCTGCACCTCCACCTGTTGATCCTCGTCGGGAGACAGAGAGCCGAGCAGCAGCGTGTCGGCTTGCGTCAGGCTGACGGTGACGACCTTGTCGGTCGCGTCGACGCCCTCGTCCCCGAGGTGCTTGGTGACTTCCACCTGCTTCGGCGGGGCATAGGTGGCGAGCTGCTGCGTGCGGAATGTTACCCACATGGTCACGAACTCGCTGACGTCGATGTCACAGTTGATGGTGATGGTTGGTGTGGTGCCTCTATACATGGGCGGCCTCCTTTCTGGCCTTTGGCCGGTAGTTTAGCACTCGAGGCGCTGGAGTCCGCTGTTCCAGATGCCGGCCGTCAGGGTGATGCCCGTCAGGTCTGCAAACGTGATCTGGAAGGGGTTGGTCGTGATCTCGCTGAAAACGGCGTCCCACAGCGTTGCGATCTTGCTGGTGTTCTGGCCGACCGCGTTGCTCAGGTCATTCACCGACGCCTCGGCGGCCTGTGCGATTGCGATGGCCTGCCGTGCGAGTGCCAGAGCCTCCTCTGCCGTAGCCTGCGCGCCGAGGGCGATGGCTTTGTAGGTCTCGTAGTCCTCTTTGGTGGCGTAGGCGTCGGCGGGGATGTAGGCGGTCACGTTGGTGGCTGTACCGATCGCGGTGACGATGTCGATGGTTTTCTCGACGATGGTGGCGCCGCCGGAGGGCGGGATCCACTCGGCCAGATCGCCGCAGTTGCCGTAGCAGTACAGCACCTCGCCGACCTCGGGATCGGGATCCTCGGCATAAAGGCCGAGCTCGCGGTAGTAGAAGCCCTCAGTCTTGTCTCCATTGGTGAAGATGCCGCCCACGGCCACGGTGCCGTCGCCGTTGATCTTCAGCTTCGTGATGTCGACGGTCGCCTTCGGGCTGACCACGCCGGTGAGGGTGCGGGGCGTCTGCCCCTCCTCGAGGTAGCCATCGCCGAGGACGATCTTGGTGTAGTTGATTTTCTGGCCGGCCACGCCTTTCGCCAGAACGATCAGGCCGGCGGTGGTGATGTCGTTATTGATAAATGCAGCCATGTCTATCTCCTTTCCTTAGTCTGAGATGACCGCCGCGTCGGTGCCGATGCTGACGGTCTCGCGGTTGTTGTCGTGGACGACGGCCGCGTGGTAGATGTGGATCTCGTCGCTGCCCATGACGTGCACCTCTTGGGTGTGATCCCTGACGGCCATGCCGGAATAGAGGAACATTTCGCCGGTCAGGCAGATCAGGATCGCGTCGAGCCACGAGCTGCGGCGCTTGACCGTCCGCAGCAGTTTCAGGAACAGGTCGAGGTTGCTGTTGACGAGGCTCGGGTTGTCGCTCAGCACCTTGAAGTGATGCGGCTGCCCGCCGTACTGATACCACTCCCTGACCTCGCCGGTGCCGAAGTAGTCGGCCACGATCTGCTCCACGGCGTAGGGGGTGCCGAGTTTTGCGTAGACGCGGTCGCTGTTGCGGATGACGGCCCGCTTGGCTGCGATGGGCGCGGTGCTGTCATACCACTGGATGTTCAGCTCCCACGCCATTTCGTCGAGCTCTGCGTCGCTGAGCTGGTCGATCTTGTCCCACCTGCTCAGGAGCTTCAGGCGTGCATAGGCGTCGCGGCTGATAATGTCGCAGCCGGTGGCGATGCCCTTGTCGCTGCCGTCCTCCTGCATCCACGCAGGCAGCAGTTTGACCATCTCGGTCTCATTGAGCCGCATTTACACCACCTCGCTCTCGACCTTGTGGCTGACAGTCAGGTGGCCGCTGAATTTGGCGACTTGCGTGTCGTCGAGGGCCTTGTAGGTCGGCTTGACGACGTCCACGCGGAAGGCGCCGGTCAGGTTCTCGCCCCACGAAGGCGAGAGGATCCGCTTGCGGAGCTGGTCGGGGTTGATGTCCCGGCCGAGGGCTGCGACTTGCCACTCGTTGTAGCGGTCGATCGCGCCGCCGGTGCCTTCGACGTTGGCGATCACCTCGGCCTCGCTCTCCGGCGTGGTGTAGTACACGATCTCGATGTCGTAGGTCTCGACCTCCGGGGGCACGGCGCTCACCTTGTCAGTGAGCGGCCGGATGTCCTTGGCGTTGACCACGTCCAGCACCTTCGCCAGCATGGCAGCGTCGGGGATCCCGCCGCCTTCCAGCAGGGGCACGATCTTGACGCAGCCCTCCAGCGTGCGGGTGATGATGATGTCGATGCTCTCGGCGGCCGAGAGGCTGCCCTTGAGCGTGATGGTTAGCAGGCCGTCGGTGTAGTCGACGGTGTAGTCCGTGTCCTTGGCCGCAGCCGTGCTTTGCCCGTGGGCCTTCACGACGAGGCTGTCGGTCAGAAGTGTGCCGCCGCCCTTGAAGGCTTTGCCGTCGTAGACCGTGAGGGTCTCGCTGACGGTTTCCTTCTCACTGACGGCCTTTGCGTCCACGATGGAGCTGTCGGCCGTCATTACCCAGTAGATGTAAGCCTGTTCAGGGCCCGCGGTGGATCTCTTGGCGGGCGCCAGACGGATCCGCTCGCGGAGACGGTTGTCGCCCTCGGTGGTGTAGGGCTCGCCGTCATCGCCTCCGGCCGTTTCGGTCAGATTGGTGACGGACTCGATGTAGGGGATCAGGTCGACGAGGGTGGCGATCGTGCCGGCTGCGTAGCCGTTGAACTTCGTGCCGTTGCTCACGGCCGAGGTAGGCACCTCCACAGAGTAGGCGCCAGCTTGCAGCACAGCGATCTCGTCGGTTGCAAAATAGTTTTCGCTGTCCGGCGTCACCTTCGTCCACTTCGGAATGATGATGTTTCTCTCCTGCGGCGTGGAGACAGAGAAGCGCATGGTCGTCTTGGCCGGTGTGCCTTCCAGTCGTTTCACGTCCTGCCGCTCGCCGATGGCGTCCAGCACCTCGCCCCTCGCATAGCGGAGGAGCGTCTGCCGGCCGACGTCGTTGAGGCTGTTGTAGAGGGCAACGAACACGGGCACGAGAGCCTCGCCGAAGATCCGGCGCTCGTCGCCCGGGTAGAGCGGCTCGCCGGCGCCCTTTTCGAGCTCGGTGATGATGGTCTTGTATAGGGTGCTCGCGTCTGTCGTGGTGAGTTTGATGTCCTCGCCGTAGGTGTTTGTCGCGTCGCTCACGCTGTTCACCTCCTTCATGTGATGTTGTCGATGCTGGCCCGCAGCTCGAAGTCGCCGGCCTGAGCGGTCAGAGCCTTCAGGTCGGAGTCGCTGAGCTGCACGCGGGGCTCGTAGGTTTCCACGAGGAACTCCACGTCGGCGGCCAGATCGGTCGCAGCGGTTTCGCTCGGCTTGTCGATCAGCGTGCGGTCGATCCCCTTGATGCGCTCATAGGGCACCTCCCCGCGGATGGTCTTGAGGAGGTTCTGCACACAGATCTCGGGCGCTCCGTTGCCGGATGCTTTCATGGGATCACCTCGCTTTACTTGAGCTGTGCGTTGTTGGGTTTTTTCGCAGCCTTGTCGCTGCTGGATGCTCCGACGGTGACGGCGCTCAGACGCCGGCCGACGCCGCCAGAGGACGAGACGCCGGCCGCGGACGAGCTCTTGCTCGAGCCGCCTGCGCTGGCCTTCTTGCTGCTGGCCTCCTCGGCGTATTCCGTCAGGTTGATCGTGATCTTGCCCTTCAGGATCCGGCCGAAGTTGTCGAGTGTGGTGTCTGAGAGGCTGACGCCGGTGAGCTGAAGATTGGCCGGGCCGAAGCGCCGGCCGGCCAGATAGAAGGGGGCGTACTGCCCGACCAGCGACGTCCACGACTCGAACTCTCCCCGGGCGTCGCCGCCCACGGCAGACGCCAGATCGAAGTCGAAGCTCATGCTTTGCAGCTTGAGCGCCTTGGTCTTGGTGGCCGGGGATCCGGCCTTGTCGTCGCTGTTTTCCGTGTCGAGCTCGACGCTGGAGGAGACGCCATTCAGGGCGGCGATCCTCTGGCTGGAGACGCCCCACGTCTTGCCGTTCCATGATGCCATGACGGCCATGTCTATCCCTCCTTACTTCGGGCTAGAAGTGCCGCCTCCCATGCTGTCGGTGTGGGTGTGGCCGGTCAGGCTGATGCCCGTGGCGGTCACGTCTGCCGACGGGACGCTGATGCCCTTGTCCTGCATCGTGAGCGCGCCCTTCTTGACGGTGATGTCGCCCGGGACAATACCGTCCCACTCTCCATCCATGCGGGAGAGGATGATGCCGGTGCCGTCCTCGAACATAGCATAGGCGACTTCTGTTCCGGGGGTCAGGTTTCCCATCTCCCCGCGCAGATACCACGGGATCGTCAGCGGCCGTGTGACCATGCTGTCGGCGGTGCTTGGGAGCACTCTGGCCGTGGTTTTGTCTCCGTTTCTGTCGGCCTTTCCCTCCACGCTGGAGATCTTGCCCTTCTGGATCATTTGGTTGTTGCTGTTCATCAATATCCCTCCAGTGGCTTGCGGAGGTATAGCTTGCTCCGCGTCTTGACGTAGTCGTGCCGGATCCGGCTGATGAAGGCTGTGCCGTCCCACGACTTAACGCCCTCGGTCGCCAGCGTGACCACAGAGCCCGCCGCGTAGTTTCGCAGCAGCGAGCCCGTCCAGAGTGTGCCGACGGTCGCGTTTTTGTTGGCGTCCCGGAGGAGGCCCTTGGCGAAGCGGTCGGCCTCGCTCTGGTCAGTCATGCGGAAGGGTAGGATCCGGCGCAGCACCTTGTCGCCGCCGTTCGGGGCTGCGAAGGTGCCGGTCAGGCCGCCGTTGACGGCTTCGGCCGAGCCGTAGGCGTTGGTGCCCTCGTCGCGGTACTCGAAGTCATTGGCCGGGGTGATGGTGATGGTGTCGACGGGCTGCTGGCTTTCCATGTATGCCTCGTCGTAGACGACCAGCTTGCCGTCATACACCAGAAACGCCGCGCCCTCGAGGGTGCAGCGGTTTTGAAAAAATGCGAAGTCTGCGAGGTTGTTCTGCTCGACGTAGTCGTAGGTCTGGTCGGTGATCCCGTAGGTCTCGAGCGTCAGGCCGTGGCGGCCGGCGATCTCTTGAGCCAGTTGCAGGAACTTGACCTTTTCCCACGATTTGCTCCGCTTATCCTTCGCAGACTGCGGGACGGAATAGGCCCGCAGGGTGATGATGCCGGACTCGGGGACGACGCTCTCGACGAACATTTTGCCCGTCTTGGCAGCGCCGTCCTCGATGGCGATGGTGTCGCCCTTCTTGGGGTTCCACGAGTCCCACAGCTCGCGGGTGTCGTTGAGCTTGAGCAGCAGCTCGTCGCTCTGCTTTTCGGCGTACATATCGTGATAGCAGCGGTGGACGCTGATGTCCGGGTAGATGTCGGTGCCTTCGTATAGGATCTTCACGGCGTCACCTCCTCCACGGCGGCAGGGTCTCCGGCGTCTCCACGGTCTCGACGATCGGGATCCGCACAGCCTCGCCGCCCTCGAAGATCAGCACGTCGCTGAGGTCGGGGTTGGCCTCGATGATGACGCTTGCCATGCGCTCCTCGTTATAGGCGACGAGCGCGATGCTGTCGAAGGTGTCGCCGCCCTGCGCCACATAATCAATAAAGCCGACTGTCTGCTGTGACATAGGCGCCGCCCTCCCTTCTGCTGAGTGCCTCGAGGATGAAGTCGATGAACTCCGGCTCGAGGTCGCGGAGCTTTCGGATCAGGGCGTCCTCGTCGGTGTCGCCCTCGACCTTGATCTGTGGCGAGAAGGACAGGCCGCTCAGGTCATAGACCACAGCCGTGCCCGATCCGCTGCTGATGGGCTCGTAGTCGGCCTCGCTGGATGCGCCCAGCATCCGGCCAGCCTCGGCCCAGTAGGACAGGTTTTGCGAGCGGTACGCAGGGTTGAAGCTGATGACCGCCTCGGTCGGATAGCGCGGATCCTCGCCCGCGATGGACGGGCCACTCGTGAAGCCGCCGGTCGCATAGCCGGAAACGTCGGCGCTGCCGCCGCCTCCACCTCCAAACAGGCCCGCGATCTTGCTGATGACGCCGGAGCCGAAGCTGACAATCTTCGATACCCAGCCAACGATCGTGCCGAGCACGTTTGCGATGGGCTCCAGAATAGCCAGCAGGGGCGAGAGGAGCGGCATGATCGCATTGAGCAGGCTCACGACCGGGGGCAGCAGGGCCTCGATCAGTTGCATCAGCGGAGGCAGCAGCGGCATGATGACGCTGTTGACGATTTGCAGGGCAACCTCCAGCAGCGAGGTGATGACCGGCAGCAGCGCGGCGATCAGGTTCGCCAGCACAGGCAGCACAGTCGAGATGATCTGCGTCAGCATCGGGAGCACGGTGGCAAGGATACTGGCGATCGGCGGTAGAATAGCCTGAACGATCTGCATGAGCGGCGGGAGTAGCTGCTGTGCGAGGTCGAGCAGAGGCGGCAGGAACGAGCCCACGAGCTGAGCCAGTAGTGGCAGGATGCCCGCAGCCAGCTCCGTGACCATCGGCATGACCTTCTTCAGGGTGTCGCCCATGCCGACGAGGAAGTCCTGCACAAACGGCATACAAGCGTTGAGCGTGTCGGTGATGACCGGGCTGATTTCCTCGAAGGTGTCGGTCAGGATTGGGGCCAGCGATGTCAGTGTGTTGGCGATCATCGACGCCATAGGCAGTAGGGCCACTTCGGCCGACCTCTTGACCGCCTCGAAGGCAGAGCCGAGGTCGTTGTACTTGACGTCGTTGATCTGCTGGAGCGCGGCGGCGCCGTCATAGGCTGCGGTCTCGATGTCCCCGAGCACGGGCAGGATGCCCGCCTCCAGATCCTCGAACTGCGAGCCAAACAGTGCGACGCCGATCTCGTTGCGCTTGAGAGGATCCTCGAGCTTGTTCAGAGCCTCGACGGTGTCGAAAAATGCAGCCTGCGCGGTCTCGCCGCCGGCTGCAAAGGCCGCGAACATTTTGTCGGAGTTGAGGCCGAGGCCCTTGAAGGCTTCGGCGCTGCTGTCGCTGCCGTCCTTCGCTCTGATGTTGAACTCCTTGACGGCGTCGGCCACTTTGTCGATGCTGAACAGGCCGGCGTCAGCGCCTTCCACGAGGGAGCCCATGAACTGGTCGGCGCTCAGGCCGAGGGCCGCAAACTGCGCCGAGTATTCGTTCAGGGTGTCGAGCAGGTCGCCGTTTTTGTCTGCGCCGTTCTGTGCGCCGGTGGCGATTAGGCCGTAGGCTTCTTCGGCGCTGATGTTGAAGTTTTTCATCAGAGCCGAGGCGGCTCTGGCGCTTTCACTGATGTCGTAGTCGAAGGTGTCACGCAGCACGAAGCCGGCCGCGGTGGCCTGCTCCAGCGCCTCGCCGGCCAGATCGCTCGCTTTCTGCGTAGCGGCCAGCCCTTCGGCCACGTCGTTGAAGTCCTCGCCGAGGTTCTGCGCGTAGATGTTTTTTACACTCTCGCCCAGCGCGTCCAGCTCGTCGCCGGTGGCGCCGGTAGATGCGGAGAGCTGGTTCATGGCTTTGTTGTAGTCGTCGCCCAGCTCTGCCAGATACTTCCCGGCCTCGACGACCGCCTTGCCCGTCGCCACAGCGATGCCGCCCACGGCAGCACCGACGGCAACGGCCTTCCAGTTTACTTTGTCGAGGTGTCCCGCGACGTTGTCCATCGCCTTCCCGAGGGAGGGGTCGATGGTGCCGGCGAAGCTGACGACGGCCTGCATGATCTTGTTTTTGCCTGCCATCAGTGTCACCTCCTTCTGTATTTCCTGAAGTTATTCCGGGGCATTGAGGCGGCCTTGTCGCGTTGCCGCTTGGCCTCCTCGGCTGCCTCGTAGTATTCCGTCAGGAAGTCGGTCAGGCGTTCCCGTCGGAGCTCGCCGACTGAGGTGTGGAAGGCTCGAGAGTAGTCTCGGACGAGCTCTCCGAGCCGCTTTCCTCGGATTGTGCCGCCGACCTCGCCGTAGTAAAATTTCGGCCGATCCTCATAAGCTCCATGACGTCGGGGCCGCTGATGCGCTCGAGGTCGCTGACGTCGATGTCGCTGTTGACGGCGACGATCGCCATCATGGCGAGATAGGCGTGCAGGGAGTAGTCGAGCTCGCAGGCGCCGGCGCTGCCGCCGCCCTTGTTGGAGGTCGCGCGGAGCTTGCGGGCCTCAGCATCGGCAAACATTCCCACGGTGATCGCGTCGGTGTCATAGGTCAGAGTCTTGACCTTTTTGCCGTTGATGGTGATGGGGTTCTGGAGTGTCAGCTTTTCCATGTGTGTCTCCTTTCGATAAATAGAGGGCGCCGCCACGGAGGCGACGCCCTTCTTGTTACAGGACGCTGCGGATGTCCTTGGCGTAGTCGACGCCGCCGACGCGCATGATGGTGTTGAGCTGGTCGATCAGCCAGTATTCGTTGCCAGCGACGAAAAGCTGGTAGCGGCTGACGGCCAGCGCGATCTCGTTCTCGCTGGCGTTGCCGGGATCCACGTTCAGGCCGGGGATGCCCTTGGAGACGCAGCGGAGGAACGCCTTGCAGCCTTCGGTCTTGGTAGAGCCGTCGGAGAGCTTGACGTCCTGCGCCCAGCGGATCTCGATGGTCTTGCTCGTCAGCTTGACGAGGCTGCGCAGGCCGAGGTCAATGCCGATCTTGGTGATGGACGCCTCCATCGCCTCGATCTGGCCGGGCAGCGGCGCCGTGTAGGTTCCCATCGCCTTGAAGTCAGCCGTCACAAGGTTGACGGGAGGCAGGGCGATGGTCACGTCCTTGGCGGCGAGAACGCCGTCCACATAGACGGTATCGGCGAGGATGGGGCCCTTCAGGTCGAGCCACAGGTTTGCCATTACTCGTCACCTCCTTCGTAGTAGACGGAGAAGCCCGCGTCGGTGTAGGCGACGTAGACGCTCGCAGACTTGAGGGGCGGGGTCGGGGTGACGGCGATGTCCCAGCGGAAGTCGCCATTCATCACGTCGGTGGTGCTGTTCTCGCTCTCGAGGAACAGGATCACAGGGGATCCGAGCAGCGCGCCCATGCTGACATAGCCGTCGAGCTTCTCCTGCTCGCGGTTGATGATGCGATCCTTCAGCGCGCGGGTCATGGGCTCGTCGATCTCCGGGCTCCACTCGCGCTGGAAGTCGTTGGTGATGTGCATGAGCATCCGCATGGAGACGTCGAAGATCGCGCGAGGATCCACGTCTGCGCCGTAGGTGTAGGCAGCCGTATGGTCGCCCCACAGTACCCATTCGCCGCCCCATGCCACGGCGGTGCTGATGCCGTTCTGCGTCAGCTCCTTGCCGCTCTGCTGGTCGAAGCCGCGGTTTTTCGCGTTGGCGCCGAAATACTGCTTGATGACGGGGATCGCCTTGTTACCGCAGGTCTCCATCGGGACGCTGTTGTGGCTGAAGTCGGCACGCATGAGCTCGACCACGGCCAGCGTGCTCAGGTGGAACACGTTGCCGAGGTTGTCCACAGCCTGCGGCCAGTAGACCTTAGAGCGCTCGCCGGTGAAGGCGTTGGCCTTCTTCCATGCGATCGCCTTGGTGATCGTGTCGACCGCCTGTGCGGTGCTGTCCACGAGGGGCAGGTCGGCCACGACGAAGGCGTCCCAGTGGCCGTTGATCTTCTTGCAGGTCGTCAGCATGGCGTTGTAGACGGCAGGGCTGTGACTCCAGCCGGGGGCCGCGATCAGATTGCAGACCGCGAACTGCTCGGGATAGAGCAGCGCGATCGCGCTCAGGCCGCTGTACTCGCCGGAGGAGGTGACGCCGCCGATGATGTCGCTGTCTGCGATCTCAGAGTCGTCCACCTCACTGAAGCTGGCCGTCAGGCTGCCGGCGAGCTGCGCGTCGTCCTTCAGGCTGGTGATGATGACCGTGCCCTTGGTGAAGTTATAGTCCACAGCGTAGTCGGTGCCCTCGACGTAGTTGCCGCTGTCATTCTTTGCGATGGTCAGGGTGTCGAGGATGATCTTGTCGCTGGCGAACTCGGCGCGGCCGCCGGTGAAGGTGAGGGCCTTGGTGGTGGCCGCCTCCTTGCGGTGCTTGCCCGCGGAGGGGTCGAGCACATTGATGACGTAGATCGGGCCGATGTTCCCGAGGGTGTTGTTGAAATGCGCGTACACGGCCTCGCACAGGGTAAAGGTGCCCCAGTCGGACGAGTAGCCGATCTTCTTCTGAGCGTCGACCAGACTGGTGATCTTGATCGGCGCGTTGATGATGCCGGCCTCGCCGAAGCCGCGCACGAGGTTGACGGGTGCCGTGCCGATATAGACCGGCGTGGTGCCCGCCTGCACGGCGCTCTGTGCCACGGTCTCGCCGATGTGGCCGTAGGCGCCGTAGAGGTATTCGTTTGCCATCTGCTTATCCTCCTTTGCATGAAATTAGAGCAGCCGAGCGGCTGCCCTTAAAGCAGGTGTTGGTAGCTTTTCGGGTTGCGGGTCAGTGTCTCCTCGACGGAGAACTCAGCCCATGCAAACCAGTACGGGTAGAAGTCGGGGACGGCGTCTTGCTCCGTGACGGGGCCGAAGGTGATGCCCTTCTCCTTGATGACGCGGAGGTCGCCGAGGTACTCGGCGTTTTCAATCAGCCGGAGAGCTGTGTCCACAAAATTCCATGCGTCACGCCAGCCCTCTCCGTTCTTCACGAAGTAGGAGGCCGCCGCCTCGTTGTATTGCTGGATGTAGGTGCCGCTGCCGTCGCCCTTCGGCTTGAAGATGTCGGGCCCGTGGTAGCCGGGATCCCACGCTGAGAAGCAGAGCCGGATCTTGATGTCTCGGGCACTCTGGAGCAGGTCGTCGTCGCCCTGAACGATCTGCACGCAGACCGACGGGATCGGCGCGGCGATGTTCGGGGGCGTCCTGTCCTTCGATGGTACGAAAAGCGAGAACGCGGCCGGGTTTACCAGCTTGTATGGGTAGGAGGCGTCCGTTGCGTTGTCGTCGGGGAGCTTCAGCTTGACCAGAGGGCAGACCTCGGCGGTCAGCCAGTCCCGGACGGTTTCGATGCTGTTGACGATGGACATGGGGCACCTCCTACATGGTGACAGTCTGGCCGAGGGCCACGGTGGCGATCCCCATGTCCTCGCTCCAGTCGTTGACGATGTACTCGCGGCCGTCGACGTTGAGCCCTTCGCCCGCCGGGCGCCGAGCGGGCAGATCCTCGACCGCTGCGTAAAGCAGCAGAGAGGACTCCGCGACGCTCAGCTCTTGCCCCCCTTGGCGTTCCTTCAGGGCGTTGTCGTCCAGCACGGCGGCGATGGCTCTGCCTTCGACGGTGTGCTTCTCACCGAACTCGTCGAGATTGAGAAACGTGCGCCGACGGTCAGCCTCGACCATCGCCTTGAAGCTGAAGGCCATCAGACAGGATCGGCGGCGCCGATCTGAGGGGGCTCCTCGTCGTCGGCACCGTCATCAGGCTGCTCGGCCTTGGCGGCCTCGATGGCAGCGATGACGTCGGCCTTCTTGCGCATGGCAGAGGCGTCCACGCCATAGCGCGCGGCCACTTCCTTCAGCTCGTCGAGCTTCATGTCCTCGTTGTACTCAGGGGCCTCGTCGGCCGCGGTGTTGGTGCTGGCAGGCTCGTCGGCGTCGTCGCCGGGAGCGGGTGCGGGCTGCTCGGCAGTCTCGCCCGGCTCGCCGATGTACTTGGCGACGCCTTCCTTCACCAGACGGGCCTCCAGCTCGTCGTCGAACTTCTGAGGGCCGTCTGCTTCAGTGATGGGGATCACCTTGCGGCCGTTATAGTAGCCGAAGGTGCCCTTGATGATCTGGATCATGCTCTGCTCCTTTCTGCTGCGCTCAGCCCGTCAGGACGTCCGCAACGATGAACGGGTTCTTGTTGTTGGGGATCATCAGCGGGCGGCTGGAGATGGTCAGCGTGCGGCTGTTGCCTTCGGCGCTGCTCACATACTTCGGCACGCGGCGGCCGGCGTAGGTGTGGAACTCGCCGTCGCTCTGCTCGACCTGAGAGACGGCGCCGTAGGCGGTGCGGCCAGCGCCGGGAGCGGTGAGGACGCACTTGCCGGACGGGATGTAGAGCTTGTCGTTGCCCTCGTCGTCGGTGTAGGTCAGGTCGTAGGAGATGACGCTGATGATGCGGCCGAGGACGTTCAGGCGGGCCACGATGGCAGCGCCGTCAGGCAGCAGCTCAGGCTCCACGTTGCCGATCTCGATGCGGCGGTTGTCGAGGAGCTTCTGCACGGCCGCGTCGTTGATGATGGTGTCAGCCACGTCCGGGGAGCAGACCAGATCAGAAGCGCGGAGGCCGCGCTTGGTCAGCATACGGATCATGGCCTCCAGATCCTTCAGGATCTTGCCGCCGGTGGCGTCCCACTTTGCCGTCGGGGTGTAGGTCGCGGGGTTGCTGGCCTCGGAGTAGAAACGGATCTCCATCTCGTCGGCCTTGTCGACGTCGTCGGCGATGTGCTTCATCACGCAGCCATTGGTCAGCATGGTCTCGGCGGCCATCGCTTCTTCGCGGTTGGTGATGAGCTCGCCCAGCTCGTCAGCGTCGCGCAGGATGAGGGTCTGCTGGCGCTGCTCAGGGGTGAGCTGAGAGTAGAGAGCCTCGCCGAAGCCGCGCTTGCGCAGCTCGTCGAGGGTCAGGACGCGACGGGGAGCCACGAAGGGCGGGGTGTAGCGTTCCATATTGTAGCCGGCGCGCAGGACGGTGACGCCGCCCTTGCGAGGGGCCACGAAGGGCGCCAGCTTCTTGCTGCCGTCACGGAACTCGACGAGCACGTCGTCGGTGGCGAAGATGTCGCTCGCGTCGTTGGTGGGGAAGTAGCGGTCACGCAGGAAGGTCGCAGCAGGGGTGAGCTGCTGCACGGCCATGAGCAGCGTGTGGGTGTCGTAGAAGTTAAAAGGCATTTTGTTGTCCTCCTTCTCTTAGTATTCGATGGCGTCGGAGAGCAGGATGCCGGCCTTGCGCAGCTCCTCCTCGTCGGTCGCCTTCAGGGTGTAGCCGCTTGCGACGGTCAGCTTGTTGCGGGCAAAGTGGCCGGTGCGGTAGGCCAGCACAGTCACGTCCGCGGTGGTGCCGACTTCCACGTCCTCGGCGAGGATGCAGTTGGCGGTCAGGGTTTCGTTGGTGGTCGCGGTGGAGCCGAGGATCACCAGCTTGCCGTCGCCGGCGGTGTCGGCAGACAGGGCCAGCACGGTGCCGCGCTTATAGGTGGCTGCGGCGGTGGCCTCCTTGCGGATGGTCACGGTGAACACGTCAGCGACGGGCTCGTTGGCAACGATCAGACCGTCATAGCCGACGCTGCCGAGGTTTTCGTCCAGTCTCTTGCTCATTACTTCTTACCTCCGTTCTGAGACTTGGTGGAGTTGTAGAGGCCGACGATGGCGTCCACCTTTGCCTTGTCGTCGTTTTCGCTGCCTTCCTCGCCGCCGTTAGGGGCAGCGCCGACGCCGGCAGCGCCGGACTCGTCGTTGTCAGCCTTGGCGTCCTTCAGGTGCTTGGCACCGAGGGCCGCCTGCTTCTGCATAGCCTTGAGCGCGAGCTGCTCAGCGGTGCAGGGGGTCTCGCCGTACTTGGCGTCCCTGACGAGCTGCGCGTCGCCCACACTTGCGGCGATGCTGTCGATGGCCTCGATGCGGGCGCGTTCCTGCGTTCTGGCAGTTTCGGCCGCCTGCTGCTCGATCTGAGCCACGACGTCGGGGTGCTGTGCTCTCATTTCTTCGAGGGTCATGGTCTTGTTGTCCTCCTTCTTGGGGCCGTCGTTCTTGGCGGCCGCGTGTTTATTTCCAGCCGCAGGGGCGGCGTGGATGCTGTTGTCGATGGGGATCGTCCCCGGGATGTGTCTGAAGCCCTTGACGTCGTGCCGGATGCCGGCGACGAGGAGCACCTTCTTGTCGGCGCTCAGGGTGACGTCGGGGCCTTCGTCTGTGAGCAGGGTGTCGGCAAAGCCGTTGTCAATGGCCTCCTGCCCGACCATCCACGTCTCGCGGGTCATCATGCTGCGGAGCTGGTCGACCTCGAGGCCGGTCTTGGCGTGGTAGATCTCCGCGATGGCCCGCTCGCTCGCGTCGAAGTCCTTCTGGAGCTTCTTCAGGTCTGCGAGGGTGTAGTAGTCATAGAGCAGCCCGGCGACGCCGTGGATCATCACCATGCTGCCGGGATAGACCTGCACCTCGTCACCTGCGCAGGCGATGACGCTGGCCGCGCTGGCCGCGATGCCTTCCACGACGACGACCTTGTGGCCGGTCAGGCCCTTGATGGCGTTGTGGATGGCGATGCCGGTGTAGAGGTCGCCGCCGCAGCTATTGATCTTGATGGTGATGTTGCTCTTGCCCTTGACGGCCGCGAGATCCTCCATGAAGCTCTCGGGCGCGATGTAGAGGCCGGGCTCGGGCTCGCCCGTCCACCAGTCCACAGGCTGACGGCTCACGACGTCGCCGTAGAGGGTGATCTCGCCCTCGTCGTCGCCGATGCTGGCGACGTTCCAGAACTTGATCGGCGTGCCCGCAGTCTGAGGCCCGGCGCAGAGCCGGGGAGTGTTATGCGTTCTCATGCTTGTCTCCTTCCTTGATGCTTTTGATGGCCTCGTCGATGATCTCCTCCCGCAGAGCTGCGGAGATCGTGCCGCTGGCCGCTGTGCTCTGGTCGACCTGCCCCTGCGCTGCGCGCAGCTTCTCGTTTTCCCGAGTGAGCTGGTCGACGTTGGCGTCCCACTGACCGCCGTTGAGTCGGATGGTCGCCTGCTCTCTGGTCGTGATGCCTTCGCCGATGGCGAGGATCTCGGCCGTGATCTCCTTCGTCGGGTCGAGCTGTCCCTGAGAGGGGCCGATCCACTCGGCGCCGAGGTATGCGGCGCGGATCGCCGGATCTGCGAAGAAGCCCGGGGCGCTGATGCGGCCGCGGGCGACGGCTTCAGAGAGCCAGATCTCATATACCGGCGTGCAGAAGTCATCGACAAACCACTTGCGCCTCATGCGGAACGCCTTCCACGCCTCCATCAGGGCGGCGCGGCTGGCGCTGTATGAGCTGTTGAAGCTCTTGAGCAGAAGGTCGGCCGGGATCTCGAGCGCGGCGCCCACCTGTTCACAGATGGCGCGCAGGAAGGTGTTGAAGCCACTGGCCGGCCGCTTGGGGTCTGCAAAGGTCACGTCCTCGCCGGGCTCCATGATGTTGATCTGGCCGGGGCCCATCTCGTACTCGTTAGGATCTCGGCTCACCTCCGGCAGGCTGCTCCCGACCTCGTTGAACGGGTTGTCGCCGGCGCCTGCCTCGGTCTTGATGAAGGCCGTGAAAAACGACTCGACGACCGCCGCAGTCAGCTCGCTCTCGGTGTAGCGGCGAAGCTGGAGCAGGGGCTCGATGACCTGCGCGAGATAGCTGACGCCGCGGTATTGATCCGGGCGCTCGCTCTCCATGACGTGCAGGATGTTCGGCAGGCCAGTCCGCTCGCCGTATGCCTGAACACGGGCCCACGTTGTCGTCGTGCTGCCGAGCTCGAAGGGGTAGGTGCTGCGGATGTGGTACGCCTCGATCTGGCCGTCGCCGTTCACCTCGACGCCGTCGTAGATGGTGTTGCCGTTGGCCGCCTTGCCAGTGGTCAGCAGCATCGGGGTGATGATGCCGGAGGTCGTTGGCGTGGCGACTCGGTCGGCCTCGATCAGGTGCAGGCGTAGCGAGTAGGGCGTGAGCGGCGTCGGCTCGTACTGCTTCACGACGGCGAACACGTCGCCGCTGACCAGCCACGAGGAGAGTGCGAGCTGCTGCATGGCTGCGAAGTTGTTGACGCCGGTGGCGTCGCACGCCCTTTTGTTCTCAGACCAGAGAGCGAACTCGCGCTCGGCCTGAGCCTGCCATGCGTCGGCGGCCTCCTGCGTCATGCCGAGCGCCTCGCGGTCGATCCGGCTCTTGAGCTGAAGGCCGATGCCGACGACGTTGGTGCGGTTGGTGCGGATGGCAGAGGTGGCGATCGGGGCCGCCATGTAAAGCATCCGGGCACGCTGCCGCAGGGTGTAGTTGTTGGCGTCGATGTCCTCCTTCGGGCTGCCGCTCATAGCTCTGAAGCCTTTGGTCGCCTTCTTGTGCCAGCTCGCGCCGGCGTCGCCGTAGCCCTTATTCACGGGGCGCGGCTGCTGCCGCCTGTTCTGTGGGCGGCTTCTGCTTTTTCTTTTGCTGATGGTGCTCACCTCCTTCATGGTGAAGATGGCCGGGCCGGGAGAAAAGGAGCGAAAACTCCCGGCGTCGGCCTATGAAAAAAGCCCCTTTCGGGGCTTCTTTCACCAGTCTCGGGGCACTACTCCCACAGCTTTTCGCGGCTTCTCGCCGTTCAGTGCGGCCTCGAGGGCTTCGATGTCTGCCTCGAGCTGTTTGATGGCGGCCCGGATGGATCCGAGGTCGGTGTTGTAGCGGGCCAGATTGCGCGAGCCGATGCCGTAGCTCTGGACGCCTCCGTCCAGCATCTCGGCCTCTCGCTTCAGGTAGAGCTCCAGCCGGTTCCTCTTGATGGAGAGCTGGTACTCGATTTGTTCGCGGGTCTTTCTCATTGTGGTGTGTCCTCCTTACCAGTCGTCGAAGGCGTCGGCCCGGTTGTGCCGTGGCCGCTGCCGTCGCTGCTGCGGGGCCTTCGGTTTTTCCTCCAGTCCTTGCAGGCGGCGCTCTATGGCGTCCATGTCGGGGTTGATGATCTTGAGGCCGGCGTTGGCGTAGTCGCGGCAGTCGAGGGCCTCGTTGCGGTTGTGCCCGGGCAGCTTCTCCCACGCCCAGCGGTCGCCGCGGCGTGTGTGCGTGAGCACCAGCTTCTCGGAGAGGAGCCCGTTGAAGAAATTGAGGTCATAACCGGCGTCGGGATGCCGGTTGAAATGGCAGTATTTTGGCCCGGGCTCCTGCACTTTCAGATTAGCCATAATCGTCGCCTTGCCGGCGTCGACGCCGATGGTGTAGAGCCAGCAGGTGATCCGCTTGTTGTCGCGGATCGGCACCTTGCTCGGGGGCGAGACGAAGGGGATGCCGTCGCCGCCCTTGCCCTTGATGGCAAAGACGCGCTTGCCGACGCGGGCCCGGCACGCCTCATAGACCTCTTGGGTGAAGTGGCCGCCGGAGTCGACGCAGGTGATGGAGATCTTCAGGCCGCGGCCGTTTTTGAACTTGTAGACGTGGTCGACCACGTCGTCGAGCCGCTGCCAGACCTCCGGGGTGTCCGGCCGGCCCATGATGTAGCCCTTGACGATGCCCCACGTCTCGCCATACTTCCCGTGACCGACTACTTCGTATTCGAGGCGGTTGTCCTGAGTGTCGACGCCGCAGGTCAGCACGAGCACGCCGTCAGGCAGCTCCACAGGGGTGCCGTCCGAGCGGGTGCCGTAGTCCTCGCGGCGGGAGAGCATGGTGTCCTCGTCCTCGAGGTCGCCGCGATCTTCCCACAGTTGGCCGAGCAGGGTGTTGTAGACGACCTTGAGGCGCTGCGGGTCATCCTTGGCGTCGAGGAACTTGAGGACGATCTTCTCCCACGGAGTCCACGGGCTCGAGAAGGCATTGAGCCAAAAAGAACGGACGCCCTTTTTGTAGGCGTCCGGGTTGTCTGCGATCCACTTGGCCGGCTGCTTTCGCATGACGTCCTCGTGGATCAGGCAGCCGCAGGCCGGGCAGCTCCACGAGACACCGCTCTTGAGGCTCCACGACTTTTTCCCGCGGATCCGCTTGACCTCCGGGTCGAAATGGATGTTGTCGAACACGATCTCGCTGTACTCCCCGCACTCGGGGCAGCGGTGGCACCAGCGTTCCTGCGTGCCTTGGTAAAAACTCGTCTCGATGTTGCTGTTGCCCTTGATGGTCGGGGTCGAGACCTCGACCGCCTTGGCGTTGTAGAATGTGGCCTGACGTGCTTCAGCCAGCGCCCACGGGTCGCCCTCGGTGCCGGCGCTGGTCGCCCAGCGGTCGCGCTCGTCGCCGATGATATAGCGGGCAGGCGTGGAGGCCAGAGCCGAGGCGCTGTTGGAGCCGGTCAGGGTGAGCATCCCGCCCGGGAAAGACTTCTGGAGGATCGTGTTGCCGCTGTCCTTGGCCTTGACGTCGTGCACCTTCGCCTTCAGAGGCTTGCTGTCGCGGATCATAGGGGCCACGCGGAGGCGGCTGAACTTCCGGGCGTCGTCGATGGTCGGGTGGACGTAGAGGATGCTGCCGGGGTCTTGGTCGATGATGTAGCCGATGATGTTGAGCTCGAGCTCAGACTTGCCGACCTGAGAGGCGGCCACCATGACTATTTTGTGCACCTTCGGATCCGTAAAGGCCCGCATGGGCTCCTCGAGGTACGGGGTGCGCTTGGTACGCCACGGGCCGGCCTCGGCTGAGCTTTCCGGGGAGAGGCGGCGGTGCTTGTCGGCCCACTCGTCCACGGTCAGACTCTCAGGCGGGGCGAAGCGTTTGACCGCTCCGGCGATGGCGGTATTGAGCTTCGCGGCGGCTTTTTTAGTCGTCCGCGTCATCGGCGAGCTGCTCGCTCCAGCCTTCCCGATCCCTTACTCGCCGAGCATACACCTCGGGATCGTATTTATAGCCGGCCAGCTCCGTCAGGATCTTGTAGACCTCTGTGCGGATGATCTCGGACGCCTCGGCGGGTGTTGCTGCGCCGGTGACGTCGACGGTCAGACGGCCCGGCAGGGCCACGAGCATCGACCTGATGTTGTAGACGAGGTCGGTCATCACAGCCTCGACGTCCTCGCTGCGGTGCATGGTGCCCTCGAGCTCGCTGAGCTGGAGGGCGGCGATGTCTGCCTTGCTGCGCTTGAGGTCGGCCTCAGCCTCCAGACGCCGGCCCTCGATCTCGCTGTCCTTCTTCGACGGCTCCCGGCCGTTGGCCTTGGCCGTCAGGTATCGGATGTACCTCTGGATCGTCGGCAGCAGGTCGTAGCGGTTGGCGTTGCCTTCCTTGACCGCAGCGATGACGCCCTCCTTGGTGAGTTGCTGCACTCGGCGGGGCGTCATGTCGAACAGGGCCGCGATGGTCTTGCTGTCGACGAGCTTGTTGTTGGTTGGGTTCGGCATGGCGTTCCCTCCTTTCTGCCGCTCGGGCGAAACGAAACGGCCCGAAAAAAATTTTCCCCGGCTGCGCGTTTTTTGGGCTCGCCAGCACCGCAGGCCAGAGGGGCCCGTCACAGTACCTTGCGGCGCTGCGTGTGGCCGTGGAGGCGTCTGCGCGGCGCTGTGGCGCGCTCTGTGCGCGTCTGGCGGTGTGGGCCGGGTTCGGTGTCGGGTGCGACTGTGGACGCGCTGTGCGGCGTTCTGGTGGGCTCTGGCTTAGAGGCCGAGGGCTCGCTTCATGTGGTGCTCGAGGCGCTTGCTGGTCTCGGTGTTGAGCCGGAGCATGATGGCCTCGTTGGTGCGGTCGCTGGTTATCATCTGCGGCACCGAGATGGTGGTCAGCTTCTTGATGTCGGTGCGGGTCTTGCTCATTCGCTGGAATGGGATCCAGCTCGTGCCGTCGCTCTTGGTGTTGCCTGTCCCCATGAGAATATTGTGCGATCGCTGCGAGAACGGGCCGCCCGGGGTACGGGTGTTCAGATAGCGGCCGATTACCTTCTTCTGTCCCTTGAGCACCGACGCCTTCAGCGTGTAGCTCTTACCGCGGGGCGGGGCCTTCGGTGTCATGCCGAAATGCACAGGGGTCAGGAGCCTGCCCTTGTAGGTGATGGCGAGCTCCTCGATGGTCTCGCCGGTGATCTGGATGCTGCCGGCCATCTTCTTCGGCTTTCCGCTGCCCGAGGGCGTGATCTCCGACTTCTTGATGTTGTAGACGGCCGTGACCTCCTGAGCGATCCAGCCCGGGGCTCTGGCCTTGACGTCCTTGATGGTGTTGCTGATGGCCTTCTTGCCGCCGTTCTCGATTGCCTCGAGGTCAGCGACGAGCTGTTGCAGGTTGCTGAGCTGCGCCGAGATGCTGTTCTTCGGCATGGCCGTCGCCTCCTTCCTATACGCAAAAAGAGACCGGCGGGCGTTGGTTCGCCCGTCGGCCTCTTGCCGTCGGTTGTTATTCGGTTTTCCTCTGGTCAGCCGCTCGGAATTGTCACGGCGTTGCCCGTGTGTCCGGCGGTCTTTTGCAGGATATAGAATAGCACGGGTCGCTACTGCTTTTCAATTCCTTTTACTTCCCTTTTGTTCCTTTTACTGCGTTTTACTGCCGCGGCTCAGGCAGGGGCTCCAGCTCGTCCAGCACGGCGGCGAGGTTGAGCAGGGCGCGGCCGTGGATCTTGTATGTCCTGTTCTGGTAGGCGTCCACTCTGTCGACGTAGTCCCGCCGATCACCGAACAGGACGCCGCAGGTGCTCTCCCAGTCAGCCCGGTCGAAGTAGCGCAGCCGGATGACGGCGCGCTCGTCTGGGTCGGAGAGCTGGAGGATCAGGCCCTCGATGGCGTTGCGCTCCTGCTTCTCCTCAGCCTTGAGCCGGTCGATCTGTTCCTCGAGCTCCATTTTCCGCTCCACCATCATGCCGGTGCGGTCGGATGGTGTGCCGGATCCGCGGGGCATACCTGTCAGATCAGGGCCGGGCGGGGAGGCCATCGTCATCTCCATGCGGTCGAGGCGCTCGAGCTGGTTGTCGATGTCCCTCAGCATGGCGGTGTAGGCCGCGAGCCTGTCCTTGATCCGTTGTGTGATCGGCTTCTCGCTCATTATGTCAGGGCGTCACTCCTGCTCACCTCCTTCCTCGTCAGGCTCGAAGATCGCGGCGATCTCCTCGCGCGGTAGCTCTCGGCCTTGACGGACGCAGCGCACGGTTGTCTTTCCTGTTATTCTGATGTACCTCTTGACGATCACGTCCGTGAAGGCGGGCGTCAGCTCCATGATGTAGGAGGGTTGCCCGTATGCCTCGCAGGCGGCCAGCGTCGTGCCGGAGCCGCCGAAGGGATCATAGACGCCCGTGGCGAAGTCCGTGTTGTCGACCAGCTTCTCCAGCAGCTCGACGGGCTTCTGCGTGGGGTGCAGCTCATTCCCGGAGCGGGAGATGCTCAGGACGTTGCCGTAGCCCTTGTGTCCGTCGAAGTGCGTGGCAACCTTGGCGCCGAACAGAATGAGCTCATGCTGCGAGCGCCAGCCGACGCCCATGCCCGGCGTGCCCTTATCCCATACGATCTCAGACTTGACGCCGAAGCCGGCCGCCTCGACGAGGTCGAACAGATATACCCACATACGCCAGTCGGTGAAGATGTAGGCATAGAGGCAGGGGATGTCGGTGAGCGCGCCGCGGATCAGGTTTTGGTAGCCGCGCGTGCTGAGGATGTCGTTGGCGATCTTCGGGGCCTTGCCGTTCTTTCGCTCGGTGCCGATGCTGCCGGTCGACTTCTGTGACTCCTTGCTGCCGCCCGAGCAGTAGGGCGGGTCGGTCAGCAGGATCTCGGGTTTGTTGCCGTCGAGCAGCAGGGCGCGATCCTCCGGCCGGGTGCAGTCTCCGCAGAGGACGCGGTGCCGGCCGAGGATCCAGAGGTCGCCATACTGCGTGACCGGCGCGGCCGGGGTCGGGATCTCGGCGTCGGGGTCGCTGCTCGGCTCCTTGGTGTGCAGCGCCTCAGAGAGGGCCGTCACGATGTTGCCGTAGTCGTCCTCGGTGTAGCCGCTGAGCATGAACGGGATCTCGCCGGTGTCGATGTCGGCGAAAACCTCGGCGAGCATCTTGTTGTCGGTGGTGGCGAGCTCCGCGATGCGGTTGTCTGCCGTCAGGTCGGCCAGCTCCTCGGCCTCGCTGGCGTAGTCCTGATAGTCGACCGGGGCGTCGGTCAGGTCGTCGAGCTGCGCGGCCATGAGGCGGCCGTGGCCCTTGGTGACGAGCCCGCTGCGCTTGCTGACGGTGATCGGGGCGCGCCAGCCGGTCGCTCGGATGATAGAGGCGAGGAGCTTGATCTGCTCCGGCGGGTGCTGGTTGGGGTTCTTGGGGTTGGGCCGCAGATCCTTCAGCGGGACGATGGCGTCGTGTGCGCAGAACACGGGGACGCTGCCGGCGTATGCCTTCGGCGTGGCCGTGGTGCTGTACTCCTCGATCTCGGGGCCGGTCTGCGGCTGCGGTTTGTCTTTTGCCATGTGGTTCCTCCTTTCAGCCGCGGTGAGATGCCTCCGCTGCTGTGGCTGCGTCGAGGCGCTTCTTCAGGCGCTCCAGCTTGTACTCCTCGGCCTCGGCCGTGCTGCGGCCGAAGATGATGCGGAGCTGGTCGAGCATGATCTGGACGTCTGCCATCTCCTCGACCGCGTTCTCGAGTGCAGCCTTGGCCTCTGCGGCGCAGCTCACGCGCTTCACCTTGCAGAGGGCTTTGGTCAGCTCGGCCATCTCCTCGACGGCCATGTCCATTTGCGCCGGCGCGCCGTAGGTCGTGATCGCACGATCCAGCAGGGCCCGGCGCTCCTCCGTGGTCATCACGGGCGGCCTCCCTTCGTCAGCTCTCTGACCAGTACGAACACGAGCACGATCACGATGATGGCGAGGGTGATGGCAGTCGGGATCCAGATCGGGGCCAGTACCCACAGCCAGCTCCAGTTGATGACGCCGGTGAGCTTCAGGACGATGAAGGCGACGGCGAGAAGGCCGCAGAAGCCGATCCCGCCGGCCGTTGTGTTGTTTCTTTCGTTGTTCATGTATTACCTCCAGTATTATTTGCCGAGCCCCTTCAGTGCGCAGGCCGTGCAGGCGGTTCGGACGTCGGGCTCCAGTGCGAGGATCCGGCGGGCCGTGTCCGTCTGCCAGCACTCAGCGCCACAGACAGGGCAGGTGGTGAGCTGCCAGTCGTCCGTCGGAGGCTCCGGGACGTTGTCATGCAGCGGCATGGTGAGGATCCCGCCGTCTCCGGGCTGGTGAGGCGTGAGGATGGGCTCAGGCTCGTCGGGGATCATGGCGTCGAGGAGTTCGTTGTACTTCTTGAATATGGCCTCCGACGCTGCGCTCCAGCTCTCGCCGTGCTCCGTGTCCTCCGGGGTGGCGACGTGGGCCAGCTCGTGCGCCAGCAGCTCAGGGGCGGCGCTGATGGGCGCCTCGGCCGAGATGCAGACGATCGGCGTGCTGCCGTCGTCGGGGAAGATGGTCAGGCCGTAGGCGGTGCCGTTGGTCTCGTCCCGCAGGTCGGGGACGTACTGCGCGACGTACTCGATGCCGGGGTAGAGCTCAGAGAAGGCCCGGGCCACGATGGCCGTCGGGTCGTTGATGAAGGGCGAGGCCATCGGGCCGATCTTCTCGTACTGCTTCAGGGCTGCGTAGGTCTCGCGCAGCATGGCCCGCACTTCGTCCTTCTTGATGCCGTTGATGGTGGGCCCGTTCAGGATCAGGTCGAGCATCTTGTCGCCCCAGTCCTGCATCAGGTGGGTCTCCGGCATACCGCAGCCGAAGGGCACGACGTCGACCTTCTCACGGGTGAGGGTTTCGTATTCTTTCACGGTGCTGCTCCTTTCAGAAAATCCGAGTGGGCCGGAGCCCGCCCGGCGCTTCATTTACTGCATGACGACGACCTTGCCGGCGTCGATCAGATCGCCCATGTTCTTCAGGAAGTAGTCGGCGATGTTCTTCTTGGCCTCGAGCTTCCAGATGCCGCCGTCAGCCTCGAAGAAGCCGATCCCCTCGTCGGGATCCACGCGCAGCAGGAACTCGCTCTCGGGTTGCTCCACCTCGAGGAAGGTGCGGAACGGCCGCAGCATGACGCGCGGCTTGATCTCGATGAGCGCGTTGAGGGCGACGCCCTGACGGGCCTCGACGGTCTGCGTGACGCCGTTGTCGTTGGTGCTGACGCTGTTCTCGTTGGTCATGCGGCTCAGCAGGTCGAGCAGGTAGGCCGTGCCCTCGTTGGGGATGCAGAGGCTCCGCAGCTCGATCAGAGCTACCTCGCGTCCTCTGAAGCCGGTGCGCAGGCCCGGGGCGTCAGCCTTGGCGCGGTAGAGCGTGTTGCGGGAGAAGTCGCTCAGGTAGGTGGTCATCACCTCGACGGTGTCGTTGCTCTTGACCTGCACCATGATGGTCGTGCCGACCTTCTCGAGCTCGGTGCGGATCAGCTTGCAGATGCTATCGAGGCCGCTGACGCTGATGCAGTCGGGGCGGTCGACGTGGGGCGGGATGCGGGTGAGGGATGCGTCGGCGTAGGTCTGGCCGCCGATCTCGAAGATCTTGGTCTCCTTCAGACTGACGATTTTGTCGATCATTTTTGCGAGCATTGTGTTGTCCTCCTTGTTCTGTGTTGTGGGTGATTATCCGTGCTGGACGAGCTTCAGGAGCTTCGGGGCCTCCTGCTGCGTTCCGTCCATGTTCATTTGGCCGGGCACCTGCGGCACCATCTCGGCGACGACGAGCTCGCCGTTGCCGTCAGAGGTGACATAGAGGGCCGTGGCGACGGGGTTGGTGGCTGCGAGCGTAGACTTGGCCGTCACTGAGACGCCGATGGTGCGGCGCTCGTCATCCGGGGCCAGCTCGATGGTGAGGGTGATCTTGCGCTTGGCCGTGGCCTTCGTGTTGGGGTCGAGGATGTTCTGGATTACCTTGTCCATCTCATAGTCGACGCGCTCCTCGAAGGCGCCGCGGGCCATCGACATGATGCTGTCGCGCTGGTTCTGTTCGTTCATGGGGTTTCTCCTTTCTTTTCAGGTGGCCGTTCCGAGCGTCATCTGCTCGGCCTCGGTCGGGTTGTCTGCGTAGGCTGCGGCCGTCTGGCCCGTGGGGCCTGAAGGCTCCGCTCTGGCCCACACGGCCTCGGTGGCGTCCGAGCGGGTGGCCTTACGGCGGCCGACCGTCGTGAGGATCCCGATCTCCTTCAGCTCTGTGAGCCGCGGGGCGACGTAGTTGCGGTTGAAGTACGGGATCCGGCCGGCTGCGACGAGCTCCTCGGTGATCTCGCTGGCCGTGAGCTCACGGTTGCCGAGGGTCTCGAGGATCAGGCGGCAGCGGGCGGCCCGCTTGGGGAGTACGGCGTCATAGCTGCGGCGCCGGGTCTCTTTGGTTGTCTGGTTCATGTGTTTCCTCCTTTCCGGCCAGCTCGACGCTGTCGGCTGGCGCGCTGTTGGTGCATACTTGCCCGGGCTATGCGACGTCTGTTTTTGCGGTGGTTTCAGCCTGTGGGAGGAGTTTGAAGATCTCCGCGATGACCGAAGCCGTCCATCCGTTTCCGATTGCTCTCTTTCTCGCCGGTTCCGGGACGGCTGCTGTGTAGCCGGCGGGGAGCCCTTGGAGCTTTTCGAGCTCCTCGACGGTAAAGTGCCGGATGACATTGTCGTAAAATACGCAGATGTCGCAAGCGCAGGTGATGGTATGGCTTTTCTGATGTATCACGCGGCCGCGTCTGGTGGCGCTCCCGGGGAAGGCGAGGGAGACGCCGTCTCCATCGACGGCCTCGATATATCCGCGGGCCGTGGCCTGTTTGACCACGATGCCGCCGGCGGTCTTTCGGACGAGTCCCATCGAGCCCTCAGATATTCCCGGGTCGAACAGGAGCCCGCCGGCCTCCGTGAAGCCGCTCACGTCGACGCTGCGGTCGATGATGGTGTCCAACGGCTGCCCCCCCCCGCTACTCAGCGGGCGGAGGTCTGCGATGTTGCTCCAGTAGGCCCTCGGCCGATTTTGAGCGGAGTGTGCGCGGCTGTTGATGTGGACGGGTTGCACGCCGAGCTTCTCAGTGATGACGTCCTCCCACTCGCGTTTCATAATCACGTTTTCGAGGAGGAACTTCACGTCGGGGTTTTTCTCCCTGACTTCGTTCAGGACTCGCACATAGTCAAAAAACAGGCGGCTGCGCGGATCGTCGAAGTTTAGGCCGGCCCCGGCCCTCGAGAAGCCTTGGCAGGGGCTCCCTCCGATGACGAGGTCAATCTTTGGGAGGTCTGGTGCTGTCACATTTTCCACGGGGCCGATGTGGATCATGTCGGGCCAGTTTGCCCTCGCCACAGCCTTCGCGTCCTTGTCGATCTCGCTGGCAATGTAAAGGTCGACGGGCACGCCGGCCATCTCCAGTGCGAGGCGGCCGGTCGCTATTCCGTCAAACAAGCTCAGGACTCTCATGTCGTCACCTCCTCGACGCCGTGCAGGAACTTGATGAAGCCGGCCGTCGCCGGCACTTCGTAGCGGGAGAGCTCTGCGTGCGTCATGTACTTGCGGCCGTAGATCTCGGCCATATCACGCCAGACGGGCCACGGCACGCGGTAGAAGTCCATCAGGCTCATGGAGACGAGCACGAAGGCGATGGCGCCGAGTTTGTGATGGGCCTCGAGGTCGTCCTGCTGCTCTTGCGTGAGCCTGCGCTGCTCGATGCGCTCGTCGTCGGTGTGCTTGGCCTCGAAGTAGATGCTCCGGCCGCCCTTCAGGGTGCCGCCATAGTCCGGCTGGGCCTGCTTTGTGTAGCAGGCGAGGAACTGGCCCTTGCGGTTCTTGGCGCCGAGGGGCTTCATGGGCTCCGGCGTCTTTTCGATCTTGGCGAGGCCGCGGCTGAGGTAGTAGTCGCACGAGGCCGAGATGATATTCTCGAAGTAGCCGCCGGCGACTCTGGCCTGCTTGCCGCGGATCTGTGCCATCATGTGTTTTTCGGCTGCGTAGGGCGTCGGGTCGTTGTAGCCCTCCGCGTTCTTTCTCGGGTCGTACTTCGTCACGGCGTTCAGCCTCCGATCTCGATGTGGATGCTCGGGTCGGCGATCAAACGGTCAGCGAGCTCGAGGATGACGCTGCCGTCCAGCTCGATGCTGAGAGGGCCGTGGTCGAGGTGCTGGTTGCAGACGGCCATCGCCCTGAAGGCGGGCAGGTGCAGCGTGACGCTGCCGATGTCAGGCTCGTCCTCCTCGTCGCTTTCGGGCTCCTCGTCAGGCTTCAGCTCGCTGATGGCCTCGAAGCCGTTGCGGACGGGGATGCCGTGCGCCTTGGCGAGCTCGATCTCTGCGGCCATGCCGGCCGAAGGGTGATCGATGCCGAAGGCCCACAGCTCGGAGCAGCCGAGCACCAGCTCGCTGCCGATCTTCAGGGCCAGCTCACGCTCCTCGGGGACGTTGTCGTCCATGAACTGCGTGAGATAGATGTGCGGGGTGACGGGGATGACGCCCTTCTCCACAGCCGCGCGGCTGTACTCCTTGGCGCGCTGGATGTTGTTCTCGTAGTCCCCGCGGCACGGGGAGCAGATGTAAACCTTTTTCATGTTGTTCCTCCTATCGTGAGCGCCAGCTCTGGCCGGTGAGGGTGATGCCCCTGCACATTTCCATGAGCCGGTCGATGGTGGCCCGGGCCGTCATGCTGTCGCGGCTTTCTCGCGGCGTCATGCGGTCGATCAGGGCCTCGGTGTCGTAGTTGGTGGTCACTATGGTCGGCAGGTATGCCTCATAGCGGCCGTTGATGATGTTGTAGACCGTGGAGATCGCCCACTCGGTCGGCGGCTCCTTGCCGATGTCGTCGATCACGAGGAGCGGGACGGTCTTGTAGATCTTCAGGACGTCGCTCTCGCTGCCGCCGGTCGCGGAGTAGGTGCGCTTGATACGCTCCAGCAGGTCGATCATCGTCATGCAGATGACCGGCTTGCCCTGCGCGATCAGGTAGTTGGCGATGGCAGCGGCGAGGTGGGTCTTGCCAGTGCCCGGCGGGCCAGCGATAAACAGGCCGTTGCGGCCGGGTTCCTGACGGCCGGGCTGCGGCAGCATGGCGTCGAAGCCTTCGGCGTAGCGCCGGGCGGCTGTCGCTGCGCGTTTGTTGTCGTCGGTGAGCTGGAAGGTGGAGAAGGTGCGCCGCAGGAAACGGTCGCCCATGCCGGACTCGCCGACGATGCGCTTGATGCGTTCCCGCATTTTCTTCTCCTCCTCGGCCTTGGCGGCTGCGGCCTCAGCAGCTTCGCGCTCTGCCTTCTCCTTCTCGTAGGCAGCCACGGCCTCGGGGCAGGTGCATCGCTCGGCTCCGTAGGGAGGCCAGAGGATGCGGTCGCCGAGCGGGATGCCCTTGTGGTAGCGCAGGGCGCCGCAGAACTCGCAGGGGACGGGCTCAGGGACTCCGGGGCGGCCGGCGAGGTGCTCGTCGTTGCTCCAGATCCAGTTGCCGGGGTCACTCGTCGTCGGCCGGCTTGAAGCCCTTGCCCCAGTCTCGGCCGGAGCTGTCGGGCTGCTCAGGATCTCGCTGATTTTCTGCACCTTCGTTCACCTCCTCGTTATCCCAGTAGCCGCCGTTGAGCCATGTGCTCGGGTTCGGTATGTAGCGCCCGTTCTCCCGGCGCCACTGGTCGCTCCGCTTCTGAGCGTCGACCGCCTGCATGATCCTCTCGTGGAGCTCAGCGGTGGGCTTGATCTTGTTCCACGCCTTCAGGGCGTACTGCTTGCCGGTCTTTTTCGGGTAGGCTTTCCAGAACTCGAGAAATCTGACCTCGACGAGCGACTTCGTGCCGCCGTCATTCCCCTCGTCAGAGGGGGAAGGGGGTGTATTACCTTCTCTTGTCTTATCTTCTCTACTCTGGTCTACTCTGCCTCCGGCTTTCTTGCGGCCGTTTGCCGGTCGTCCGGCGGTCGGCGTCGGGTCGTCCGGCGAGGCGTCGGCAGACGCCGCAGCAGCAGCTCGGCGGCTGCGGGAACGCTCTTTCTCGGCTTGCCGCTGGTCGATCAGCTTGCCGGCGTACTCGTACCAGTCGTGGATCTCGAGCGTCCCGTCCTCTTTTTCGTCGATCCAGCCCGCCCGGATCAGCGTTTTCGCCAGTTTTTCGGGGTCTCCGTCCCACTGAGCGGCCCGCGAGATCATGCGCGGCGTGATGTCCGAGAGGTTGCCGGTCGGGGCGTTGTCGAGGGCCCACAGCCAGAACGAGACGAGCAGCCCCATCATGTGCGGCGGCTCGACTTCGAGCTGGTCAGCAGCGTCGAACAGTTTGCGGTGATCCTTGAGTGTCTGATGCACTTGCAGCCATGCCACGGTCGTCACCTCCTTTCTGTGGTCGTTGGTTTGTGGCCTGTTTTTGGTCGTCTGCCGGTCGTCCGGCGGTCATGTTAAAAGGGAAGGTCGCCATTGTCCTCGATCTCCGTGAAGTCGCCAGAGCCCTCGGAGTAGCCCGGATCGGCGAAGTCGCTGCTGGAACTCTGGCCGCTGTCCTTCTTGCTGTCGCAGAAGTGGACGGAGTCGACCGTGATCTCGACGGCCTTGCGGCGGTTGCCGTCCTTGTCCTCGTAGCTGCGGCTGGTGAGCTCGCCCTCGACGAGGACGAGGCGGCCCTTGCTCAGGTACTTGCAGACGAACTCGGCCTGTGCGCGCCATGCGACGCACTCGATGAAGTTGGTGATCTTCTTGCCGTCCTTGGTCTTGCGGCCGGTGTCGCTGGCGAGGGTGAAGCTGGTGATCGCCGTGCCCTGCTGCGTGTACCTGAGCTCAGGGTCGGCGGTTAGACGGCCTTGGAGGCCGGTGTGGTTATACATTAGGCGTTTCCTCCTTGCTGGTTATGTTGCGCGGCCGCGTTATCGAGGGACGTGCAGATCTCGTCGTACTCTTGGCGGGTCAGGGTGGCCGGATCCTGCTTTTTGTACTTCTCCACGATCCGGGCGTTGGTGCGCTCCTTGGTCATTCCTGCGGCCTCTGCCTTCTTGTAGAGGCGTGCGAGCTGCGCGTCGCTTAGGCGGCCGGATCCCTGTCCCTGACGGCCCTGCGCGGCCTGCTGGCGGCCTCCAGCGCCGGATCCTTTGCCCTGTGCGCCGAAGTCACTGTTGTCGGGGTCGTCCTCGCCTTGGTCGACGGTGAACTTCTCGAAAAGGTAGTATTTCAGGGCGTAGGTGTGGGCCGCGCCCTTGGCCTTGGCCGGGTCATCGTTCCAGCCGACGGCGTGGACGGTGGCCTCGATGGTCTCGTCGTCGTTGTCGAGGTTCAGCCAGCGGATCGTCAGGTCGGCCTCGTAGAGGAACATGAGCTTGTCGCCGTTGCGGGTCTTGGTCTGCATGGTGATCCAGTAGACCGGGTCGCCGTTCTCTGCGTGGCGGGTGGCCTGCTCGCTGATGACGTCGAAGTCGACGCCGAGCTCGTTCATTATCGGGGTGATCTTCTCCCACACGTCGTAGATCTTGGCGTACTTGTAGCTGACGCCGTCGCTGTGCTGTTTCTTGACGATCTCCGGGCAGGCTTTCCGCATTTCGACGAGCTTCTGCCGGAGCGTCAGGCAGGCGGCTTCAGGAGGGGCCGCAGCAGCGGCCGCCTCGGTTTTCTTGGTTTCTGCCATGTCGGTGCCTCCTTACACGTCGACCGTGAAGATGCCCGGGGTCTCGTAGACGGTGACGCCCTCCACGATCTCGCCGGTCTCGGTCAGGGTTGCGATGTCGCCGGTGTAGCTGAGCAACTTCTTCAGGTCGGCCCAGCGGGTCGACTCCTCGACCTTCACGAGCTCGCCGTAGCCGTTGGCCTTGAGCCACGGCACCAGCTTGGTCTCGTCGAGCTTGGTCTTGGTGGTGCCCTTCTTGAAGGTCAGGGTGCCGGAGAGGAGGCGGTACTTCTCCGTCGTCTTGGTCTCCTTGTGGGGGACGGTGGCGAAGAAGTCGGCCAGACAGCTCGTCAGGTACGAGGTGCCGTTCTCCATGCGCTTGCGGGCGGCGGCGACTTTCTCGTTGATGACCGCGATCTGCTCGTCGGCCAGAGCCTTCAGGCGGTCGTACTCGCTGCGCTCGTCGGCGATCTTGCGGATGGCCCAGTCGGCACAGCGGTCGTCAGTGATGCGGAACGGGGCGCGCTCGCCCTCTGCGACGGTGCCGAGGTCGACCTGCTCCAGCTCGTCCAGCGTGGCAGCAGGCAGCAGCTCGGTCTCCTGCGTGGTGGTGGCCTCTGCGTCTGCCTGCTCGGCAGCGAGGGCCGCGGTGGTCTTATCGCTCATGTTGTTTCTCCTTTCTGATGGTGCTCGGCGGCTCTGGTGGCCGCGAGCTTGCTGTATTGTTCGTCTATCTCGATCCCGATGTACTGCCGGCCGGTTTTCGCGGCCGCAGCCAGCGTGGAGCCGCTGCCGGCGAAGGGATCGAGGATCAGGGCGCCGGGGATGGTGGTGGCTTCGATGAGCTGCTCCAGCAGCGCCACAGGCTTCTCGTTGGGGTGGGTGAGGCTCTGGTTTCCGACCTTGGCACAGGCGATCAAGTCGTCCGGCCGTTTTCCCGGGAGCTCGTAGCGTCCCTTGGTTGCGAAGATGATGGCCTCATATCGCGGGGCAAAAGATCCTTTCAAGTCTCCCATGCCGTGCGCCTTTTTGTCCCACACGATGACCGATTTGACCGTCAGGCCAGCGAGACGCAGCGCGTCGATGAATACCTGCTGAACGTCCCAGCGGGTAAAACAGAGTACCCCCCCCCGCGTTTCACAACTCTGGCGGCGTCATAGATCCACCAGATAAACGGGGCCTTGTCGTTGGCGATTTTTGCGAGGCGGCTGGCCTTTTCTTTTCGGCCGCTTTGGTAGTCGATACCGTAGGGTGGGTCAGTGATGACCATGTCGACGCTGTCGGCCTCCATGTCACGCAGCACGGTCAGGCTGTCGCCGGTGATGACGGTGTTGGTGTCGTCCTTGTCGATGGTCTCGCCCTGTGAGACCTTGTTCTTTCCTTCGGCGTCGCCCGCTTTCACGGTGATGTCGCCGTTGGCGATGTCCCACCGGGCCGCATAGGCCGGGATGCCGGAGCTCACCACGATGCCCGCGATGACGGCAGCGGCCACGCCCCGCCGGAGTGCGCTCTTCAGTCTCATAGTCTGTCCTCCTTTGGTCTGTTCGTCTTTTGAAGAATCAGCCTTTTTCGATACAAGCTTACCAAAAAATCCGGAGAATGTAAATAAAAACTGCGCGAATCGTGGTGTTTTCGGCGTGAGTAGCCCTCTCAGGCATCGCTGCGCGATGCCACAGCCCACTTTTTGCGTCTTTCGCTCATGGGCAGCCTCGCCTTTGTCCAACCTCTCCGTCATTGCTTCGCAATGCCATCTCTCCTTGTAGGAGAGGCCTTGGCATACCGAAAAGTCTCCCT